CCCATTTAACTCTCCATAAACGGAGCTGCTTTTTCTTTTACTAACTCCATTTCATCACTTCGTTTCTGTAAATCATTCACTGTATCTTGCATGGTATCGATCAGTTCCTCCTTTTCAGCATCAGTTAACAGCATAGCGTCATCATCCACACCACCGACGGATTTAGATATTATCCGTTGTATCACGCTAGCGAGTTTAACCAAATGTTCATCATTCTTTACAGCAACATCTACGATTTCTTTTATCACGGGCATGATTACCACAGCATCATCAATAGATGTTATGAATCCATGTAGTTCCTGTATCAGGAGATCTAATTGAAGTTTTTTAGTTCGAGAATTTTCATAAATATCTTTAGTCAAATCCTGGAATGTTTTTCCTTCAAATATTGTATAGTCTGTATCGTTCATGTTAATATATCCAGTTTGTCATATATAAATATCACTTTTACAAGAAAATGAAATATAATAAAAAAGCAACCTTGCAGGTTGCTTTTTATTTTTTATTGAATGTGTTATGTCATTACAACAAATGCGTCAGAGTTCCCCGTGTATAAAACTCCTGTACTATTTTTTTATACCGTTTTTTAAATTCATTTACTACTTTCGTTATCCGAGCAGTATTTTCATTTGTCATCTCTCGCACTAATACGTACATACTCTTTTTAGTAAAGTTTTTTATTTCATTCTCCTCTTTAAATAAATCGACCAATGCATACGCGATAGCTTTATCTCTCTGATGCTTAAACATATGATCTATTTTATCTTCAAAATAGTTCACTATTTCGATCGCTAGATCAGATTTAACCGTACCGTTGTTATCATGATCATCATAATATCGAATCTTATTAACAGTATAGGATTTTTCCTGTATGCTATCATGCATCTTGAGCTTTTTATAATTACCGTTATTTAATAAAATGAGATAATTTTTAGCTACAACTGAAAAATAACTAAATGCTTTAAACCCTTTTGTTGCATCATATTTGTGTATATTCAGTACAAGAAAAGATATTACCTCATTTTTTATATCTTCAAAGTGTGAATCGAAGTATGAAAACTTAAATGTATTGATAATGTTTTCACATAACTTATCAAACGCATATGCAATTTCATCTCTATATATTTGATTCCTTATATTCGGATTGTCTTCAGCATTATACCGTACAATTGCTTCCTGGACATCAATACCGAAATATGGTTTTCTCTTTACTTTCTTTACTTTCTTTTTGATTTTTTTCTTAGCCAACCTTACTCCTTTGTTTTTGTTTCGATTAATGAATTTAATATTGCCTGTATATCTTTTAACTGTTGAAAGAAGAACGATGTTTCATCATCAGATTCATAATGACCTGAAGAATCCACTTGTTTCATTCTATGAGATGCTATATCGATGATATCCTGTATCGTAATGATAAAGGTTTCGTATTGGTTTAACCGTCTTAAACATAACATTAGCATATATGATATAAATACACTAAAAATAACTAGTATGAATGTTAGACTTTCAAATAACATTATTTAAATAGCTCATCAAATTGTTTTTTCAGATCAGTATTGATTTTATGTTTCTTACCCTGTTGATTAGGTTTCACCGTATCGACAATTGGTTTAGTGTTTCCGACAACTACTGATTCATGTTCTACTCTCATAGCCATCATATCAGCGTGATGAATGATTATCGGCAGATTGGTTTTCAGCTGCTTATCTTTCGTATATGCTTTAAAATATCGTAAATTACTTTCTTCATATAAACCATCTGCAAGTTTAATACCTAATAATTCATTTATCGACACCTTGATATTAAATTGATTCAATAACCAAATACTTCTATCCGATACATTCATGAAATGTAACTCAGGATTATGATCGTAAATCTTTCCCTGATTTTTTCTATGCCATTCTGATTTATTCGGAATATAATAATCGTTTTCTAGATCACCGATTTTACCTAAATCATGATGCATTGCTGAAAATATTAATTCTTCATGGGTATAATCTTCGACATGAGCCCCTCTATCGGACCATACGTTATATAGTGCCTGTGCGCAGTCAATAACACGAAGCACGTGATCGACATACCCACCTGGAAAACAGTTGTGATAATAATTAATACCTGATGCTGGGGCGAGTATCATTCTATTTTCAAAATAAGCATACATGGTATTAAGGTTTTGTATACGATCTTTATCGAATGTATCTTTAATTAATTGCTGTAATGTTTCCCAATTTTGATTAATTTTTTCTGATGTCAAACTCATAACCGACTCCTTTGTATATTTTTATTACCTATAATATAATTAAAAAACCAATACAAGGCAACTAGTTTTTTTATTTTTTTTAAACTTCTAAAGACCTTCTGAACCAACCGAAATAAAACTTTTCTAAATCGGGTTTGCGTGTAACTAAATCAGCATAGTATTTAATTCTATACGCACGAACTCTATCGAGTTCAACGTTATCGATCTTACCTAACGTGATGGGTCCTAAAACCCCATCTACTAACAGCTCATGTCCTTTATTATTAGCAGCTCTCTGAATTATTCTACCTGCTCTACCTCTTCCTTGATTTACACACATATCGAAATAGATATGTCGAAGCTGCTCAGGTAAACTTTCTACTTTGTTTTTATCCCAATATTCTGATTTGTATATTTCCTTCGCACCCTCTTTAGTCAAATTAGCAATATCCACATCCGGGTGTGATCTCTTCGCTATTCCGAAATTAGTCTCACCGCCGGGATCGTCTGGGTCATTAACGTAACCACCTTCATGTTCTAATACTATTTCAATTATCTCATCAAACGATTTGTATCTCATTTTTTTACTTATCCTTTTTCTTAACGCCTCTAAACCAGAAATCAATAACTTTACCAAAACTAGCAATGAAACTCCCCAATATAATGTTTAATAAATCTCTATGTGTATCACCTAATGTTAATACTGGATGGAATAATAAATACAATACCCAGAATAAACCAAAGAACATTCCTGCTGTTATTGTGAATTGCATCCAATCTGGAAGGCCGTCGCCACCGTTTACATTGTCTGGTCCAGTTGGGATATTTCCGTCTAATACTTTTTTTATCTTTTCCATCATTTCGTTACCTTCTTGACTTTTTCAATTGAACGACCAGCGAAGTATGCTGCATATACGGTCATCAATAGTATTTGATAAACGGGAACATATGCTGCTCCGATTGTGAACTCACCTATGTTGCCATCGAATACACTCAGTATGACAAAACATATCGTTAGAAATATCAGTGTCAATGGTCGAATATTCTTCGATAACCAACTGCCGTGTTTCATATCAGCTTCCCATCTTGCTGATACTTGCTGTTGAGCTGCTTGCTCAGCCTGTACTAAAATTTCTTTTATCTTTCTTTCTGCTTCGGCTTTCTCTTCACTCGAAGTATGGAGGTTATCGAGTACGCCTCCGATATCTTTTACGATATCTCCACCACTCAGAAAGCCTGTAATTGTGCTTAATACACCCATGATAATTTTCCTAGTTTGTGATTATAAATATAACGTAACCTATTTAGATTTAAAAAAAGTTATGACGGGGTTTTTACACCCCGTCATATCATTGTGATATACTACTTCTTAAAGAACGATAATAGTACTAACAGAGCCAATAGGCCGACGAATCCGCCGTCCATAAAGGTCTGAACCAGTGCCATTATATTCTCAACTACACCTACACCAAATAAGGATCCGCCGAATAATATTCCGACGAATACACTCAATACGATTAGACTAGTCGCTACTGCTACGAGACTGTCTACTCCTTCAGTGATAGTTGATACCATGCTCTTAATGTTCATGTTTTTTTCTCCATGTTTATTTATGTAATTACGCGTTATTGTAACTAAAAAATAACCTAGTAACCGCGCAACCTATAACCATTAGGATTTTATATATGTTTATATGTAAAAATAATTTTTGTATATTATTAATAAATATAACCATCTTTGTTCAAAATATGTTTTTTTAACAAAGTGAGAGGGATATATTTCAACCCCTCTCTGACTCTATATGTTAAAAATTAACAGACAATCCAACGTTGAAATATCTTGGTGTACCAAGAAATACTTCTGCATTGTGAGCTGAGTGAGTTTTATCACCATAGCTGTTATATTGACTATTATCAACTGCATCTTGTATATATGTTTCGTCTAATGCGTTAAACATATGAGCAAATACAGTAACATCATATCCACCGAGTTTCGGTAGAGCATATGATGCATGAAGATCTACTTTAGAATATGCAGGAGCTTTCCACACCTGGTCTCTATCTGCGTCTTCATCTGATCCATCGTATTCACGACTATCAGGACTCCAATCGGCATAATTGTTATCATACTGATTGTATATCGCCTGAAGCTTTACTCCGCGAATCGGTGTAATTGTTGCACCTAAAGCGTATGATGTTTGTGGCATATCACCAACGAATAAATCATCTAATGCGTATTGATAATCTGTAGTCTGTAGACCGACAACATTACCATTCTCATCATATTCGTTTTCTTGATATGTACCATCAGCATCACCGACAAACTTCCAGGTGCCGAGACTCACTGTGGCATTTAAGCTGAGCATATCAGTAACTTGACTTGAAGCTTCAACCTCAAGACCAGTATGTTTCTGATCTACACCGCTTAGAAATATCACATC